ATGTAACAACATTTCCGAATTTAGTATTAAGAACCATTCCAACTATACTTAATTCTAAAGATGATGATGATCCTCCAGGACCACTATGTAATTTAATCGGCATAGCTGGGGTTGTAGCTTCAAGAGTAATTGGTTGCGTAGTACACATTTTTTTCATACCCCCGACACCAGGCGGAGAGAGCAAACCTGATACTACTTCTTTAGAACTTCCTACCACTGTAAATTCATGATTTGCACCTATATTCGTTTTGGAATTTCCTGCAATGGGTGATTCATAATTTCCACAAGTTAACTGCACATCTCCAAAATCTTGTAGTAATGCTTCTCCTTTTTGCATACTTTTCTGTGTTTCATCTCCAACGGCCATTTCCATTTGTTGTAATTTAAATTTTGATTGTCCTTTAGCATTTCCAATAATTTTAAGATTTCTTGCTTTAATAACCATATCACCATCATCTAGAGTAACATTATAATTTCCTTTTCTAATATCCATGTTTACATCACCATCACCCTCGAAAAGTAAATGATTGCATCCTCCACTTCTAGAATTATAAACATGATTCATTGATCCTTCAACATGTTTTATCTCATCACCATAAATGTGAGAATGAGCATCTGAATCACAAAGAGAATAAGATTTGCCAACAGTATTATCGACTCTAGAACCGTCAGGTAAAAACTCAAGAAAACTTTGAGTCCTATGCAATAGTCTAACCCTTTCGCCTCCCGGAGAATCATCTAATTCAAATAAATGTCCACTTTCAGTATATGTAACATGATTATAAGGATATTCGGGATTAAAAGGATGTTTGGGTAAATCCCAAGCCTCTCCATTTGCTTTCCTAATCCCTGTATGCAAATTCACCTGAGTGGCAGTTAAACCCCCCGTAATTCTATGAGCTTGCATTTCAATTTGAGATTGGGGTTGAGAAGTAGAACGGGGTTCATATGCTTGCATATCGTGTAGTTGTTCAGGGGCGGTTTGTGCATCATACTGTTGTATAAACTTTATTCTATTTAAACCCAATAAAGTTGTTGATGGTAAAGACATAATTGGTATACCATTCTTATCAAATATCACTCTATTTTCATCAGGATGTCTAGAATAAATTTGAGAAGTCATTAATGGTGGATTGTCTACTTTGTCAGGCAGAGCCGCAATCGATCCCGGAGATCCCGCTCCGGAACGTTTAAAAATATTTGCTTGAATTTTCGATTCATCTTTATTTTTTCCAAACCATATTCTTCCCCCCTTCATTGGAGTTTCTCCAACAAAGTCATAATGTTCAGGAGTTTCGTCAGTTTGGCCGTGTTCTATAACTTTTGCTGGAATACCCGAAGTAAACCTATCAATATAAAGAGGAGGATATGGGGCACTTTTTCTTTCATTAATTGTTCTAGGATCATTAAACCCCCTACTAGGATTTGCAATATTTTCAGGTATGCCACCAGATGTTCCTAAAATAACTGGTTCTTGTGCTTCTCTTCCATCTCTAAAAAAACCAAATACATGAGTACCTTCTACTAATCCAGTAGGAGTTGTTCCAATTCCAGATATTGCCGCCGATGTTACTGGCTGAATAACATCTGCCCAAGGAAGATCTCCTGTTGGTATTAGTAATTTATCATCTGTATGAAATCCTATACATCTTACTTTAACTCTTCCAAGAAAAAGTGGATCTTTTCTATTTTCAACAACACCATAGAACCAGACAAAACCCTCCAATCCCATAAAGTCTTTTCGATCAGCTTTACTTAAACCACTCATACTACATTCTCCACCTTGTAACCAGAGTCCATTAGGTCTAAGATTTCTTGATTTTCGTCTGTTATATTTAACTCACGGGAAACTGTGCCCCTCTCAGAGGAGGTGCCTTTTGTAGAAGCAAGTTTAGTAAATAATGTGTCTTTTGCTAATTCCATTGTTGTCATATAACTATTACCATGCATTATTGAATGTTGAATTTTAGTTATTAAATAATATCCAGTATAAAAAGTATGATCACTGTCATAAAAATTTGAAGGATATTTTAATTCTATTATTTCGCCAACAACTCTATTATGATCACCAGGTACAGTTATTTGTGTTATTATATTTTTCAGTTGTCTTGTTTGAGAATAACTCTGTATCAACCATCTCTCCACTTGTTTATCAACTGAAATAGCGGCTTGATTGTTATCTGTCATAACATTTTGTAATAATTTTGTAATCATTTTTTCATTATGTTGAAAATTTGTTGATGCATATTTATAAAATGTTTCAGATGTATCCATTCCATAATGTTCATCATTTGTTAGTGGATATTTATTTCCTTTTTTTCCAACATGTCTAAAATTATCGAATTGCTTCCAATAATCATATTCATAATAAGTTACTTGATGATTTGCTTTATATAGCTTATTAGTAAATCTTTTATCATCTTTTTCATTTGATGGAATATATGGTGTAGATGATGATTGATTTATAGAACCGATTCTTTGAGTTATTGGATCATAAGTCAACAATCTTCCCGAATACATTCCTCCGAGTAAATTAGTTAAAACACTAAAAGTAGATTGTATTTTATATTTGGTGACTACAAATTCTTTTTGAAGTGTAAGCATCCCGGGTGTGTCCGCCGGTCTTATTGCATAAGAAACCATCGGCACTTCAACCGATGCGGTCTGTGCCGCCCTGTCAACTCTTACAGCATGTTCAATTCCAACATCGATACCAAGTTCCTCTGCTTTTTCTAAAGGAGCCTCTTCAATTTCAGCAGGTGAAATAGTTTCTAAAGGGTGTAACAAATCAGCCAATGTTTTAAAATGAAAACCAAATTTATTCTCATAAAATACAAATTTTCCAAAATTTGCACTTTTTGCTCTTTGTTGCATTTCAACATTTGATGCGACAGATTTTTTAACAACCATATCTATTGCTTGAAAAGGTCTTATTGTAGGAAACACAAAATGCATTCCAAAAAAAGCTCCATCTGAATCTCCTTTTCTATCAAAATGCAATTCTTTCGCATATTTAACAAAAATATCTGATTTTATATACTTCTCATAGATGTCTTCAATAATAGTAGAAGCCAACTCAGATTTATATGATTTCGATACTCTATTTCTTAAATTTGCAATAAACTCGTTTGAACAAAAGTCCAATACATAAAATCTTTTAGGTCCGGTTTCTATAGTAGCGGATCTTTTAATAATTGTATAATCAGCATCCCATTTTGGACCATCTAATAATTTATTTTTAAATTCTATACGTATTTTTTCTTGACCAATAATAGGAATTCTTTCATCTAGTCCAGCGATATCAAATATTTTTACATCACCAGTTATAACATTATTATCAAATAGAGATTCATTTATTGTAAATCCCGCAATCGCTGAATTATTATCAGAATCGATTACATACGGTACGCCTTTATAATTAAAAATAGTTATTTTCCACTCTGATTCAGTACTAAAATTAGATTCGGCTTCTGACATATTATATCCTACTAATTAGCATAAATGCTTCTTAACTCATTCATAATTTGTTTAGAATAAGTACTTTCTATTAAAATTATTTCTTTTTTTTCATTATTTTTCATAATTTCATAATCATAATTATATATTATTTTTCTTTCTGTCTCTTCAAGAGCATCATATGTTTCTTCATTAATGATTACAACTTTTTCCAGAATTTTGCGGCTATCTGCCGTTGCTTTAGATTCACTTCTTAATATTTTTTCATAATGATGTATTCCTATTTTTGCAGAATCCATCGAACCATATTTTTCTTCAATAAAGTTTATCAAGTCATCTCCAAACAGTGGCCAATCATATAAAGGATCTTGAATTTGATTTGCTAAAAATATCATAAAAACAAGATCAGAAGATCCATAATACTGTTGTGCTATAACATCAGGTCTTTCGCCTTCTTTTATTCGATATGGATAATATGAAGAAATGTTTTTTAAAATATCATTATTTACATTTACTCTAGACAATAAATTTGTTGCAAGTGTTCCTCTAGTAGGTTTAACCTTGTCTATATTATAATAAAATGATTTATAATTTCTAAAAAAGTCTGACATTAATAATCCTCCGCATGTGATCTATCAAGGGTAAAGTTTTCTTTAAATTGAAGTTGTAGGCCTACTGATGTTGGCATTCCGTTTTCTTCAAAAAATTTAGGCGAATATTTTGTTTTAAGTGATACTAAAAAAGAATTTCCTATACGATGCAAAAATGTATTTTTTTTCAAATTGCTATAAAATCGAATTCTATAACAATTAGGAAAAGAAAAAAAAGCAGAATTCATTGTATTGTTAATTTTTAATGTTGTTTTTTTAGCAGTATTAAATCCTGGATGTCCTGGTGACATATTTTGTCTATCATGAGTTACTATTTCCGTTTGTGGTTCTTCATTTTCCAAGTGTATTTTATTCAATCCTGGCAACATTCCATATTTTAAATTTGCTATGATATCCATGATCATTTTAGATTCAATCGCAGACTTAGGATTAAATTCAAAATTAAAAGAATGTTCTCGTAATTTTTTTATTCCTGTAAATATAAGAGAAGTATATGGATTTCTTGCCGCTCTCATAGACATAGATGCTATTTGTTCTCCTTTTGCATTTGAAGGCATTAATGATCCAGCGGCAGTTGCTACATTATATTTAATTCTATCTGCGAAATCTGATCCAAAGGATTTACTATTTGTATACTTCTTAGCTTGACCTGACACATCATCATACATTCTTCCATAAAAATCCATTGTTCTTTCTCCCCAACCCTTATCGCCAGGGTTGTTTTTCCAGCCAGCATAATTTGATATTAAATCATCTGTTATTTCTTGTGCATTTTGAGATAATATATCTCCAAAAATACCCAAATTCACATCAGCATAATCAGCAGAATATCCTGTTTTTAATGAACCGGGGGGTAAATGTAAAATAAAGTTTTTACCTCGTTCAAAATAATCTTTTGATTCATCACCAACAAGAGCTTCAAAATTATATTGACCATTAAATGCATCATTAGTTTTTGTAGGGGGTTTAAATATCAATTCCGATATTAACATAAAATGTCGCAATCCATCAGTTGTAGCAATGCCTGTAGGATATTCATATCTAGTTCCTGGTGTAATTTTATTTAGACCAGAAACTTCCGGATCATCAATCATATCTCAACTCCCCCACCAGACTTCAAACTGGGATAATCTATAATACATCTTTCTTTAGTATAAATTTCAGTTTCTTTAACTGTTACATTTAATGTAGCAGATAAAGGAGCATTCGTTTGATTAAAGAAAGTAGGATTTTGTGTTCCTGCTGAATATTCAACGGTAAAACCTGTTACAACTGCTTTTTGAATTCTTATTAATTTGTTTTTATTTTTAGAATTATAATTATTAGTAGTAGGATAAAATGAAATATCAACTTTATCAGGCATTTTTAAAATGCCCGTACTTTGCGAATCATTAGCATCTTCATCTCTTACTCTAATTTTTTCAGGCAACATTGCTTTTTTAAAAGTTTCAATAATTTTTTTTATGGTTTCACTTTCAGTAGAGCTTTTAGGTATAAGAACAAAAGAAAAAGAAAAATCTCTAAATCCTACACTATTAAATACATTTGTAATATAGGGATTCTGTATTGTGTTTAATCCTTTTGCAACTCCTGCTTTTAAACCAGGAGTTCCACTTAATACTACATCTGCGGCTATTCTAGCAAAAGACTCTGGATTAAAAGATTGTAGTCCTGTTTTTGCAATATCTCCCAGATTTTCTATACCCACATTTCCTGCCGCGGCTCCTACTGCAACTGCGCCCACAACATCAAATTCAACATTATCGTATTTTACATTAATAGAATCATTTATTTCTGGAAAGGGCAACACCACACAAGAAGTCGTCTTTCCTGGTCTACCATTTTCAAAATTATTACTAAATTTAAATACACAAAATTTTCTTGCTTCTGGAGCTGATCTTAAAGTAGATCCTAAATTTCCTGGAAATCTATAAATAGAAACACCTGTTTCTGCATTTATTATATTTTTTATTTTAGTTTCTGCATCTGTAGACATTATTCTCCTTGTTATACATAATATTTAGCATGAGTTACAAAGGAAAATATAAAATAAAGAATTTGAAAAAATATCGAGGAGATCCTACTAAGATAACTTACCGTTCTTTATGGGAAAAAAAATTCATGAATTATTGTGAAGGAAATCCTATGGTTATCGAATGGTCAAGTGAAGAAATAGTTGTGCCCTATAAATCTCCTATTGATAAAAGAGTGCATAGATATTTTCCTGATTTTTGGATTAAAATAAAAAAGAAAGACGGTCTAACAGAATGTATTCTCATAGAAGTCAAACCTAAAAAACAAACATCGCCCCCCAAAAAACCTAAAAGAGTGACAAGAAAGACAAACAAAAAATATTTATATGAAGTATACACATTTGGTGTAAATGAAGCAAAATGGAAAGCCGCCATAGAGTTTTGTAAAAACAGAAGGTGGAGATTTAAAATCATTACAGAAGATCATCTTTTTTAGCTAAATATAACTATGGCACAACAAGATCAAACATTTTTAGATAAATTAAAAAACGCACTAAGAAGGAATGAAGGACAGCCAAAAACACGTAATGCATCACAGTGGTTTCGTAGAAAGGTTGGTGCCCTAAGAGCAGAATTAAGAAGTAGATTTAGTGAAGTTGATACTGCAGATGAATTTTATAAAACTGCTAAAAAATCAGGTACAGGAACAATATCTCCTGGTGCGATGGCATCATATTTTTATGATCCAAAAACTAAAGAAAAAATGAAATATTATGATAGATTTCCATTGATCATGTGTGTAAAAATGTATGGAAACGGGTTTCTTGGTTTAAATTTTCATTATCTTCCGCCATTACTTAGAGCAAAATTGATGGATGCAATTGATCGTTCTAAAAGCGTAAATTATGAAGCACTTTCAAGAATTAAAGAGCTTAAACCAACAGTAAAAAGATATCTGTATAAACACATAACATCTAGAGTTGTAATTGTAGACGAGGATGAAAAAGAAATTGCATTATTTTTACCAACAGAAAGATTTAAAAAAGAAAACAAACTTGTCGTTTGGGGAGATAGCAGGAGAATGATTTAATGACTTTAAGCATAGACGAATTTAGAAATAATTTACATAGAAACCTTGGTCCTGCACCAGTAAATAGATATGAAGTTACTATTCCTGGTTATAGTGGATTAACATTTTTATGTGAACAAGCAGAACTTCCTGGTAAAACTATCCTTACAGTTGAAGATAAATTATATGGACCTGTAAGAAAAATTGGTTATGGTCAAATGTTTATTGATACTACAATGACATTTATTTGCACGGCAAAGGGGTGGGCAGAAAAAGCATTTTTTGACTCTTGGCAAAATCAGGTAGTCGATCCTGAAACATTTGATGCTTCATACTATACAGATTATACAAAAAATATTGAATTAAGAACATTTACAGAAACAAATAGTCCAAGTTATGGAATAAAATTTATGGAGACATTTCCTTTAAATGTAGGAGCAATAAATTTAGGATGGTCACAAAATAATGAATATGCAAGACTTAGTGTTACATTCGCATATCGAAGATGGAACCAATTACCGATGATTGATCCTCGTACAGACGGCTTCCAAATGCTGGGTGGGGGCGTAAGTGGCAGATCATGACAAAACGAATGCAAAATAATTAAAAAATGGAGACATAATGAGTTTACCCGTAATTGATACACCAACGTTTAAAATGAGTTTGATGTCGGTGAAAGAACCAATATCTTATAGACCTTTTTTAGTCAAAGAAGAAAAACTCTTGTTAATGGCTATGGAAGGAGGAGAAGAAAAAGACATAATAGACACTACAAAACAAATAATCAATAATTGTCTTTTAAGTAAAAATGTTAATGCTGAACATTTACCACTATTCGATTTACAAATGGCATTGTTGAAAATAAGATCAAAATCCGTTGGTGATAAACTTGAATTAATGTTAAAACATCCTGAAGAAAAAAACAGTAACGGAGAATCCTGTGATACTGCATCAAGAGTGAATTTATTGTTAAGCGATATAAAAATTAATGTAGATGATGATCATACCAAACAGATTAAACTAACAGATACAATTGCAATTGAAATGAAATATCCAACAATGGATGCTTATTATCGTTTGGTGGAAATAGAAAATAGTTCTGCAAATGCTTCAGCCGTAGAAGAATTGTTTAGTGTTGTCATTGATTGTATTGATAACATATATTCTGGTGAAGAAACCTTTAGTGCAAGTGATTATACCAAAGAAGATATGGATAATTTTATTAATAGTTTAACAAGTGATCAATTTGAAAAACTTAAGGTATTTTTCCATACAATGCCTGCCTTAAGACATGATGTTGAGTGGACTTGTTCAAAATGTAAATGTAAAGAAAAACAAACCCTAAACGGAATTGGAGATTTTTTTTTATAGTTTGTAGTCACAATACTTTAGCAAATTATTATCAATTAACCTTCCAGTTAATGCAACAACATAAATATAATTTAACTGAGATAGAAAACCTAATACCTTTTGAAAGAGACATTTACGTAGAAATGTTAATATCTCATATAGAAGAAGAAAATAAAAAAATTCAAGAACAACAAAGAAAGAAATAAGTAATGGCCCGTAAACCCCACAATTATACGCACTTTCAAAGTCTTGTTAGCCAACTTAAAGAACAAAACGATGACAATTTTGCTGGTCTTTCGACCCTTCTAGAGGCACAAACATCCATATTACAAAGTTTAAAAGGTGCCAAGCTAAAGGAATTACAACAAGATCAAGCGGATTTAAGAAAAGATAAAGAAGACCGCCTTGAAGGGAAAAATCAAGGACTTTTTGGTAAAGGCAAGAAAGAAATAAAAATGCCAGGGTTCATGAGAGGTGGAAAAGGAATCATGGGTGGGATAGGACAATTTTTATCTACTGCACTTCTAGGAGTTCCTCGAGGATTAAGCAGATTCATGCCACGAGCTTTAGGTATTCCATTAATGTTTGGATTAGCAAGAGGTATGGCCGCCATGATTGCAGGACCAAAATTGGTTGAGGCATTGACTGCCGCATTTGATAAAAAATCTTTTGGTGCAGGTTTTGAAGGATTTATAGATTCATATTTTACTCCGTCTGGTGAGGCCTATAAAACTCTTATGGGAGCCGCCGCAGGAGGCTTTGGAATGGGTGCTTTAGGTGGACTAGCAATTTTGGGACCAAGAGGTGCAATAATAGGTGGAATACTTGGAGGTGCATTAACTGGACTACATCATGTTCTTAAAAAAGATAAATCAGACAGTAATATGAAGTCTGGTGATGTGATGGAAAAAATAAAAACACATTTGAAGGATAATATAACATTATATGCTGGTACTGGTATGGCTTTGAAGGGGGCGTTGTTGGGATTAAGGGCAGGTCCAGCAGGAATGGTAGCTGGAGCAATTCTTGGAGCAGGTATTGGAATTATAGGAGCAGGCTCAATCATGAAAATGATGGATGTAGAAGCGGGGGGGGAAGAAGATTATGGTGTAATATTCAGAAAGGGCTTAATAAATTATCTCAAAAGTGATGAATTCAGCGCCGTTCAAGCATTAGCTCCTTGGGCTGGAGGCGCGGCTGGTGCGGCGCTATTTGCTGGTTTAGGTCCTGCAGGAATGATTGCTGGTATGATATTAGGAGCTGGTGCTGGAATAGTAGCGGGACCAGTTTTGCTGGAAGCATTAACAGAAGACGGGGGAGCAGGCAAAGGTCTTGCAAAGGTGGCCAGTAATGCGTTATGGGATTATATAAAATCTAGTAAATATCTTCGAGGTGGTTTATTTGGCGCGGCTCTTGTTGGTGGAGTGGCGGCATTAGGATTAGGCCCTGTTGGAATGATTGCAGGTGCTATAATAGGTGCTGTAATGGGAGTTTTAGTCACATGGCTAACATACGCAGTTTCCGACTTTGTTGGACCAAGATTAGCTAAAGTATTCGGATTAGATCATCCAGATGGTGAACAAGTAAGTATGGACCGAGCTGGTCATATGATGGGAAAACAAGGAATAGATCAGTTGAAGGTAATAGAAAAAAGAAAAAAAATAGTAGATAAGTTATATGGAAAAGAAGAGAAAAGAAGTAGTTTATGGTCTAAATTGACCTACGGAGAAGAATACAACCCCCTGGCAATGAATCTTATTTCAGCAGACCCTAAGCTATCGCCTAACCTAAGCGGCGGATTTGGAGGTGGAAAATACAGGACTAATATGTTCGGCGTAATGGAAAATTTAAAAGAAACATATTTAGGAATACTAAAAAAGGAGGGTATAGATCCTTCTTCCGCCTGGAGTGACAAACATCAGTCGGCGGCTAATAAGGCCTCACGATTAGTCAAATCGGGTGTTCATGGTTCAAAGGAACTGGATTCTGTCCGAACAAACGAATTAGAAGCGACAGCCATAAGAATATTAGCCGCCCAAGATGCATACCAACGATCAAAAACAACACTTGGGAATATGTATAGAGAAGGCGGACAGGGGATGGGACCAACAGTAAATCTTGCAGAAGGAGACAAAAACTGGCAGATCACGCAACAATATATGACACAAACAAGTCACACCAACCTCACTTCCGGCAAACTTCAGGATGACTTAGAATGAGCAAACGATTAGGAGGCGTGCCGCTGGAACGACACTCCAGACCCCCTAATTAATTAATTATCTTCTGCTAATTTAGCAAAATAAGACATATCCTCATCATCTTCAGAAGAAGATGTTTCCTTCTTTTCTGGAGAAAATTCTTTCTTCTCC